ATGGCAACAATTAAATTTTATTTAGACACACGTAGAGAAAAGAAGGACGGTCTATTTCCGCTAAAACTAAACGTCCATAACAAAGGAACATTCTTTCTCTCTACAGGCTATTCTGCTACACAAGAAAAATGGAATGGGACTGAATTCACCAATAAAGAAGCTAATTATAAAACAAAGAATGCAGCATTGCGCAGAATGCTAAACGATATGGAGAATGCTATCTTTCGTCTTGAAATGGATGGAAAGTCAAAAGAAACATCCGACAAATCTCTTAAGGCTATTCTTGAAAAATATCTGCCGGGATACGTACAAGAAAAAACTAAATTCTTCACGGACTACATGACTGATTTTATAAACCTGAAAGATAAACAGGGAACGAAGACAGTATATACAAGCACCCTCAATAAAATCATTGAATTCGATAGAACTTGTACATTTGATACAATGGATATCGATTGGATGAGGCGTTTTGAAAAACACATGAAAGAGTCCGGCATGAAAGTTAATGCCTATGCCTTACATTTACGTAATATACGAGCAGTTTTTAACTATGCCATCGACGAAGAGATAACAACGCTCTATCCGTTCCGTAAATTCAAAATAAAGAAGGAGGAGACTGCTAAACGATCATTAACAGCTGGGCAGGTGGCACTGCTGCGTGACTATAAGTGCGAAGAATATCAGGAACGATACCGAGACATATTTATGTTAATGCTGTATCTAATTGGTATTAATGCAGTTGACCTATTTAATTTAAAGCAAATAATTAATGGGAGGATAGAGTATCATAGAGCCAAAACATCCAAGCTATATTCAATAAAAGTAGAACCGGAGGCTATGAAGATCATTGAAAAATACAGAGGTAAAGACTGGCTGATCAATATTCTGGATGAGTATGGAAATTACAAAGACTTCCTTCATCGTATGGGAATTGGACTTAAGCAGATAGGCCCAGTTGTCCGTACTGGTTTAGGTGGGAAGAAAAACCGGGAGCCGATATTCCCAGAAATATCAAGTTATTGGGCCCGCCATACATGGGCCACCATCGCTGCCGAACTAGATATACCCAAAGAAACAATTTCTGCTGCATTAGGGCATGAAATAGGATCAGAAGTAACATCAATCTATATTAACTTTGATCGTAAGAAGATTGACGAGGCTAATCGGAAAGTTATTGATTATTTGAACAGCATTACCAATTAAACAGAATACGTATTTTTCTTTCAACAAAGTAGCAAATGGAAAAAACAACCAACCTTTTAAGATGTTTATTATTGAGTATAATATGGACAGTTTTTTTTAAAATATTGAAAAAAGAAAATAATAGCAATAATATCCCGATATTTAATATGTGAAAAATAAAGGTAATTATGAATGCAACAACAAAAGATTGTACCAACATTGATGAATCCCATTGACACTCCAATGGGAAGCCGTACGTTAAAGAATCTATTAAATTGCTAGCTGTTGATATATAACACATCAAAGTAAGCCCCAAAAACCACAACAAAAATATTCTAAATAGTTTCTTAATATTTTTCTTTATGTTGAGATAGTAAGAGATGGAATCACCTAGCATAAATAAACATATTGCAACGGCTAAGCTGCCCGTTGCCATAGAGAGAGATTCAATACATATAAACAGAATACAGGCAAAGAAACCGCATTTGCCAATTTTTTCTATATTCTTTTTATTTTCGGCAAGATGTTCCTCTGTAAAACTGTTAAGTTTATCCAATGCTTTTTGCATATAAGCATTAATTATTTTTTGTACCTTCTCTGGAATATGAGATTTAATAAATTCCCATATGAAATCTTTGATACTATTATTTTCCATAAATAATCTTATTCTTATAATATTGGAGTCGCATTTAATCTGAAAGCATTTGTATCAATCTCCATTTGATAGATTCTGATATCAGGATTTAACTCTCTAGCAACTTTGATTATTTTTTCTTTCTCTTTTTTGTTTATGTTAACACCAAGATATATGGACTCGAAACATTCTCCTCCAATCTTAGGGAAGGCCCTAACTGCTTTCCAGTCTATTGGACCATCCTTGTCATTTTGCCAAGGCATTAACGCCATGCAATTAGGATTGGGGGCCGAAATTAGTAGTCTCATCTCCTGTTCATGTTCCCAAGCCTTCCCTTTTGTGCACATTTGATAACGAAAGAAATCTGTTGCATCTCGAAAATAATCAGGCTTCTCGACGATATCACGATATTGCACCTCAAAGCCATAATTGAAAACTACCATTCCAAGGGATGGGGTGAGGTATTCCGCTACTTTCTCCATATTTAAGCCAATACATACCCCTTTATGACTATTGTAATAACTCCACATTAATAATGAGTCACAAACTTTCGACAAGCAACATATCCAAGTCTTTTCTCGGTATCTTTCATATCGATTAGATTCAGTTAGTTTAATAATTTCTGGTGACCACCCTTTACACTTTTCAGGAGGAACATTAGAGAAATCTATTAGGCCAGGGTGAGAATCGAAAGGGTCATTAAATTGTGTAGCATTAGTATATTGCAGATCGCTATAATAAAGCATCATTTTGGCCCCATCAATGCCAAGATATTTGTAGAGTGTAAGTTGCTCTGACTGCTTCTGATCCATATATGTAATTCTATTATTTAACTTAAAAAATACAGTAATACTATAGTTGCACCAATGGCAATATACATCCACATCTGCCATCTAAACTTCTTTGGATCTACTTTAGGTATGTGAGAATCTTCCACCGGATTAGTATCGCCTTCTCCTTGCTTCATTCTCATAGACTGCTGCATCATCTCCTTCATAGCTTTAATATCTGAAGCCATATCGAAGAACTTAACAGCTACTACTAGTTGAACTACAACAGCGACTATCCATAATATCCAAAGTATTGTTATAAATCCATTGTTTTCCATGCTGCTACTTCGTTTTATATCTTATCAGATTCTTTTCATTTTCCAAGAGCATATAGATCCCGGAAAATGAAATTCTATGATCAAGAATACTTTTTCTAATATACAAGTTTTCCCTTGCTACTACTATTTCCATAACGGGCAGTACCTTTATAGGAGTTATAAAACTTTCTGGGAGATGCTATATTAAAGATGTACTGTACAACACCTTCCTCTTTATCACAATCTTTAATAGTTTTATTTGCACCAGCTGACTTCTTAGAATAATTAATCAGCTCTGATATCCAAAATTCGTTTTCAATATACTTCAAGCCATCTCCGCCTTTATCAAAAGAATAAGCAATTCTGTTTTTAAATGAAAGTGGAGTATCTTCTTTTGTAAAAGCTATAGGAGATGATTTTCGCCTTGGATAGGCCTGTTTCTTATCGCAATTCTTAATTAATCTATCGGAAATTGTATATTCATATATTAACTTAGATGCATTTGCGGGAATGCAGATGATTGGTTTTTCCTTTCTCACAACAGTGGTAGAAACCCCTTTTGAAACACCACCGGCTACATTGCTTGATTTTGTTATATTCCACATTCTCCATAGATTAACTTCACTAATTGCAGTTCCAAGCGATACATTTGAGGAAACCATACCGCTTTCTGTATTACGATACTCTCTAGCTTTATAATAATCAAACGCTATCCCATTCTTTATAAAGAACGTCTGCGGTAATACGACAAATAGATCTCTATCTGTTTTATTATGCATAATAAAACCTAGACTTCCATCTTCTGCCCACAAATTATACATCAACTTACAATCCTCGTTCTCATAAACTAGACTATTGTCCTTTTCTATCATGCCAGGAGCTTCAGTATTGTATACTTGATAAAACACCGTATTGCATGATGACAATGTTAATGTTGCTGCGAGAGCAACTAAATAAATTCTTTTCATTTTTCTTTTAATAAATGTTTTCATTTCGCTGTAATGTTATTGTTTATGTCTCATTTTACCCCATATGATTCCCATAGGGGTATGTATTATTCCGCTTCCGGTATGCTCCTCTGATGATCTACAGTAGCGGAGGCATTCTAACTCAAAAAGAACAGCAGCAACCCAATCACCGCAATGGTGATATACATCCACATCTGCCATCTGAACTTCCTGGGATCAACCTTTGGTATCCGAGGATCATCCACTGGAGTAGCATCATCTCCTTCATAGCTTTAATATCTGAGGCCATATCGAAGAACTTAACAGCTACTACTAGTGAACTACAATAGCTTCTATCCATTGCATCTACATCTGTGATACACAGTGTTTTGTATTCCACAAATGCGATACTCACATTTGTATGACAACTTTATGGTTATATATTATTCATTTAAATGTTTATAATATGTGCGTTCTCATTCATCTGGAGTATCTATAGGAGGAGCTGGCGCGTAATCACTAGTAAAATCATACGATTCTGGGCATGATGGCACACCAGTATCAACAGGCATTTGAGGTGCATAATCTGGAGTGAAATCTCTAGTTTCAGAAACAGAATTAAAATCTGAATTACTGTAATCGTCGTACATAATTTTAAAATATTAAGTTTATGGTTTCATTAATTATTTGGATAACTTTGGCAATAGTAATAGGCATACCATTAGCTATTTTTTAGTTTTAATTTTCGTAACACTTGTGAGATTCGGTTGGCAACTCGGCTGGACCATTTATTACAATATGGGTTCATGGTAACAACTTCAGTTCCATATTTTCTCGACAATCTCACCTCCATCTCATACTGCCCATTGAGATTGGGCTTTTTGAGTTTTTTAATATTAAGTGAATCTTTGAGTTCTTCGATGGGATAAACCGTATCTCTAATCTCAAAGAATCGGCTTTTTATAGTATCAGTATCAAGATTGTTATCCCTAATATCAAGGTATAACCTTTCTACTTTATGCATGTAATTTAGGTATAGAACTCTCAGTTCACGTAATTTGCGTGCTGTGTCATCGTCCATCACAACATTTTTCTGACAGATAGACACCAGTTGCACAATAGCCATTAATCCAAAAGTTACAGTAGGCACCCATTTCTCTCCTTCAGGTATTAACTTCCATGCTGAAAATGAAGAAGCGCCTATGGTTGATAGTACCAATAATATAGTGTTGTATACTTTTCTACAGTCATACTTATAACTCACATATTGAGATAAATATTGCTCCCAATATGCAGAATGCACTAGCTCAAACCAAACGATCCGTTCTATCCTTGATATTTCAGCCATGTCACTTCTTTCTTGTATTCTCTTTTGGGGGATTGATTACATTATCATTTGTAAAGTCATAACATCTATCAGAATCTTTTTTTCTTTTTTCTTGAAATGACCCTTCTCTTTTTGAAGGTAATTTTATACTATAACTTCCTTCATTACCATCTGATATTCTATGACCATGGCCCTTAGATGGTGCTTTTTTATTATTCTTTTCCATAATAATATAGTAGTTATTATTTATATCTCATTTTGCTCCATATAATTCCTGTAATAGGGTGTAATTTATTTCAATATCATATCGAAAGTATTGTGATATACCTTCATCAAAGCTTCTCTATTAAAATCTGCACTAGCATTTAGAGAGTAGTTATTTCCTGAGTGAATAAATTCTAAAACAGTATTGTTTTTGGAAATCTTTAGTCGAATATTTGATATGTTATTTACTGGAATTATGGCATACTCTCGCTCATCATTATTAGATTTAAATTTTATAATAGCATTATTAGTGAACATCCATATGATATCATCATCAAACACAATTTCATCAGCTTTTTTTGTATCAGACATAAACACGTTTAATAAATCGGTATCTTTTATTCCTATATCATTAGCGATAATGTCAACAGCATACGCGCCCTTATCTCTATTACTCATGCTTCCACAATATACCTTTAAAAGATATGTTGATATCTCTTTTTCCATAATCCTATTTATTTAATATTTCAATATTATTATCACCAAATATGAATCGAAGTACTTGTTCTTTTTTCTCTGACCCCATTTCTATAGATAAGGTTGCTTTAATTTCTTTATTCTTAGTGTAATCTATTTCATTACATTGATTATCTGATTTATAGTAATCGAAAAAATTACAATTTAAGACTTCGCTTATATTACAAAGCAAATCTGTGTCAAGACTATGCTTCTGAAATACTGTTTTTTCTATGTTTTGTCGAGCAATTCCCAGTAATTCAGCGAATTTAGCTTTTGAAATTCCACTTTCTTCCACCTTTTTGCGGACTACCTGACCGATGTTTAATCTGTTGATTCTCATACAATAAAGTTATTGAAGGTTTTTTATTTGCGAAAATTAAGCCGTAATAAATAAAATGTTAATATAAGGTAATAATGTAATCTATTAGTATTACATGTAATATTAATAATTACATTTGCACCATAAAGTTAATCAATAAACCAATAAATATACAATAATCATGGAAGAAGTTAACAAACAAGTAGAAAAAGATCCAATCAGACCTATCATCAGAAATCTGAAAGTAGATGAATCCCACACTTATCCTGCATCAAGGATGTGTGTTGTAAAATCTGTATGTTCTCAAGTATCGGTAATGGAGAACAAAGTCTTTAAGACTAAGCTAGAGAAACCGATGTTTCATGTAACACGAGTAAAGTAGGGAGAACAGCAATAAATGGTACGAAGTGAAATTTTTGAAAACAAGAACGGAGATAGGTATAAAATTGAGATTCAACTTCATACAGAATATTCTTCTTATATGTACCAGTGGGTCATTTTTGTATACATTGCATCAAAAGGAAGACGCAAATGGATAAGACTGGACTGCCAAGGTGATCGTGAATACATAAAACTAGATTTGGATGGACAAATAAAATTCTATCAGATGTTTATTCTTCGTTTTGTTCCGATGGAATGGATATCTCATGTTCAGGAGCTTATGTTGGCAGAATTAAGTAAGCCAGCGTTTGATAGCTATAATAGTCCAAATAATATCATTAATTGCGTGATACATCAAATAAGGGAGTATGTTAATGGCTAAAGGAATTAGCGAGAAAAAGGCAACTAGAATGAGAATCTTGAATTATACGTGTAGACACTTAATAGCAACTATTATTCTCTGTGTAACCTACACCGTAATGCATCAATTAATAGGATTTGAATCTACTATACTTGTTGGCATAAGCGTAATTATCGCCAAGCAATATTCAGATTAAAAAAATAATTAAATAAAGGAGAACCAACAATGAAAACATTTGAAGAACTAAAACAACTGCTCCTTGATAGAGCGAAAGAAGCCGGAGCATGTCATCAAGGTAGAGCTGATTCATCGGTTAGAGAGTTTTGTTTAGGGCAAACTCCGCTTAATCAAAGCGTAGAATATCGCATTAAAACAGCTGAACTCATGTACAAATACATAACTACAGGAAAAATACCCAATAAGGAGGAATAACTATGGATGCACTAATTAGATTTTATCTAAATTACATTCCCGCTTAAAATGTTTTTTGCAGGTTATTGACCGTTGATAAATGCAATTTTATAACACATTGAAATTCAGTCTTTTACAATGCAAAATAATAAAATAAATTTGTATGAAAAATAAAGAAAAAACAGAGAATACAGTTATAAGCAATAACTCATTCTCAGCAATTGAAAAGGTCGTTGAAGTTCAGCTTTTGAAATTTGCAACGGGTAAGGAATTATGGATTCATTCAGAAGAAGATGGAGAAATAACCTTGAATATGGATGAAGCTCAAAAATTACGTAATTATTTAAATAGTCTTGATTTAAAATAGAAACTATGGGACGCACTAAATTACAAGCAAAAGTAGAACCAGCTCCCAAACGCTGGTTAAATAAGCAGGAAGCAATGGCTTATCTAGGAGTAGGAGAGGACTACCTTTCAAAGCTAAGGAATGAGGCTAAAGTATCTTTCTCACAAGAAGGAAGAATGATATGGTATGAACTTGCAAGTCTTGATCGATTCGTACTTAGGAATAAAGTCATATAACGGTAAAGTAATGAAAGTTCTACCCCTAACATTTATATGGTGCATATCCTTCGTAACAATGGGATTCACCTGTCTAAAACTGGAAGCCTTATTTTGGATTTCCCTGTTTATCCTTTCTCTATGCTCCATATATATGAGTAAACATAGGAAAAGGCTTGAACGAGAAATCGATGAACTGTTCGGAGATAATTAACGATGAAAGGCAACTCTTTAGAATCCGAACTGGAAGAATGCGGGAAACGTGCTGAGGCTATATTAAATCGATTGACCTCTCCACAACTCTCTGCATCAGAATACGATCAGCTACTCGCTGAATACAACAGCGAATTACTGAGATACAATAAGATTGAAACTGAGCTACTACTCGTAGGCATTCCGCCAAGTAAGCGCACAATGCAACAAGAAAAGATACTACGGGAAAGAATGAGAAACTAAAATCATGAAACCAAAAAAAAGTTTAGTGGATGCTGCCGTTAAAGATGGTAGCATGGACAGATTGAATATGCTGTTATCTGCTGCTCATTTATTGAACTGCGAAGCAAACAGCTTAATAGAAGAGGCCGCCGACGTAATGAGAGCAAAAGGCTTGTTACTTGGAGACCTGAAGAAATTACATAATGACTTCCTTAAATGCGCAGACCGGTACTTCAAAGAGTTCTCTACCCTTGTAGTCAATGATCAATGCAAGATGGACATGTTTGAAGACCTGCAGAGTTTTGATACAGCATTCAGAACCTGGGCAAAGGTCCCTGCCGAGTGGGAGCCTAACGTATTAACTGAGGATAAAGCCTCATAATTAAGTACACATGGATACAGTTTTTGAACAAGTAATAAAATCTCATCTGGACGAAAGATCACACACAGATGAGCTGTTTGCCACGAAATACTCCAATCCGAAGAAGAGTATAAAAGAATGCTGCGACTATATCGATAGCCAGGCTCGTAAAGCTGCCGGCAAAGAAAATAGAGTGAGAATCCCCGATTCTGTTGTCTTTGGATGGGCCATCCATTACTACGACGAAGAAAACATCAAAGTAAGCAGCCACCCCATCTGCCGGGCATCCTCTCCTGTACAGCAGCAAAAGAAGAAACCAGCCTCTCCCAAAGAACCTTCTTTGGTACCGGTACATGAATCATCTGCCTCTCCCAAAAAGGAACGCAGCAAACGTAACAAGGTAATTGAGAAAGAATCACCATTTGTCCAACTGTCATTATTCGAAGAATCATGAAGCCGAAAACAGAGTTACAAAAGCAGATAGTCAAACTCAGCGGAAAACTCCCCGCATTGACTGAAAAACAAAGAAGATGGGGAATCATGAATGCGATGGACCATGTAGGACTGCGCCTAAAAAAAGGTCTGATAACCTGCACCCACTGTGGGAAAATCTTCTATGACCTCATGAAGTTGGAAGATGGAGAAATGGATATCTGTCCGAATTGTGGCACCCATCTGAAGATTGAGACCACCACCCGTAAATCATGCCGGGATAATGAATACTTTAATATCATCACCACCTGTCATGGCTTTCAGGTCTTTAGGTATTTCTATATCAGAAAAGAGTTCCATTCCGGAAAGGAGGCATCGTATTGTATAAGAGAAGTTGTCCAAAACTGGATGTCTGCCGATGGGAAATTCAAAACAATGGCCCTGCTTGCAAACATGCACTCGTATTATCGCGATGCATGGTGTCTTGGCACTGACCTTGAAATAAGAGCGAACGACAAAGAGGCTTATCACATCGGCTGTGATGCTTGTTATCCTGTACGCCGTTATCTGCCGGCATGGAAAAAATACGGATTCAAAGGAAAGGTGCATAGTATATACGCTTTTGACTTCTTCCGTCTGATCAGCACGGACAGTACTGCTGAAACCTTCCTGAAAGCCGGACAGTATGAATTGCTTAGGATGTTTTGCGCAGGCAAGGGATATGAGATAAAAAGAACATGGCCTACAATCAAAATCTGTATGCGTAACAACTATGTGGTAAAGGATGCCTCCATGTGGTTTGACTACCTTGATCTCTTGGGAGATGAAGGCAAGGACCTTCGTAACGCTCACTATGTTTGTCCTGATAATCTGAATTCCGCTCATGACTTTTATATGGAAAGGAAACGCAGAAAAGAAGAAAAGGAACGTCGTCAGCGTGATATGAAACAAATGGAGGCACTGAAAAAATACGAGAAGGAGTATGAGAAGCTCAAATCGAGATTCTTTGATCTAAATATTTCTGATGGTAGCATCATCATTGTCCCTTTAAAAAGTCTCGATGAGTTCAGGCAGGAAGGTCAAATCATGCATCACTGCGTATTCACGAACAACTATTTCAGAAAAAAAGACTCTTTAATCCTCTCTGCCCGCATCGGTGAAAAGCATATCGAAACCATCGAGATAGATCTGAGTAAGTTTCAAGTGATCCAATCCCGTGGTGTCTGCAACAGCAATACGGACTATCATGACCGTATCATCAAACTTATTAATAAGAATATGAACTTGATCCGTAATAAACTGACGGCTTGAGCATAAAAACAATAGAGAAATGAATAATAAATGGAAAAACATATTCAGCGCATTTATAGCTTGTATGATTGCTTATTTGTGTGGAGTGTCAGAAACTGATTCGTGGTATATAATCAAGAACACCCCTTCGGAGGACGTGAATGTAATTGGCACTATGCTCTTCGTTTTTGTTGTCTCCTTTGTGGTTTGTGGATTTTTTATTTCAATGTTAGACTGTGATTAACTAATAATGAATTAGAAGATTATGATTAAATGGATTAAGAAAGTATTTGGTATTGCCGAATTGATAGATGAACGAAAGAAAACCAACGAATTGCTTAAAATGATATTGGATGAAAATAAAAGAGTGGCAAATGCGGTAGAAGCATATAATCGCAGATATCATATAAATAATATATAGAGAGAATGGACATGAAAAGAATTTATAAAATACCAGAGCATAGCCGGTACATAACAGTTGAGGCTACCGAAGAAGGAATAACAACAATATTTGAGCCGGATGACACGGGAGCCTTTATATGCGAGATAACAGAGGAACTGGAGTATATTCCATCAAAGAATGAACTGTCAATATTTTGGGGAAACAGCAATTCCGGAATAGCTGTCATAGGGAAGCTGAAAGATATTCAGTTTGATGAAGATGGATGCGTATTTGAAGCTAATACAGGCTTATGGTACGACCACGCTATCCGCTTCAGAAACTCTGAGCAATACGATAAAATCCTTGAAAGCAATGCCTTGTAAATCTACGAAGTCAAAGCTCAAAGACACGCTGGATAAGGTCTTTAGCGAATACATCCGCTTAAGAGACGTGAGAGAGGACGGAACATTTATATGTATCTCCTGCAATAATGGATTCCCCTACGAAGTAAGCGATTGTGGGCATTATATAAGCCGGGAACACATGTCTACCAGGTTCAGTGAAGAGAATTGTAATGCTCAATGTATTACCTGTAATCGTCACAATAGCGGAAACATTGAAGGATACAGACGAGGACTTATAAGAAAATATGGAGAGTCAACAGTACTCTCTCTGGAATCTGCTAAATATCAGATCAACAAAATGTCCGAAGCTGACTATAGGGAAAAAATCTCCCATTATCGACAAGAGGTCAAACGATTGAAACTAGAGAAGGAATGGATCAATATAAAGGATTCCAAATAAACAACATATGGAACTATTAAAATTATGAATGTCATATATGTGTATTTAATCTTCCGAAAGAAAGGTTACGCATTCGGTTCATTGAGTGCTGTATTCGACTATCTGACTGAAGATGACGTAGGTATCAAGAAAACTACCCTGCTTCACCGGTCAGGCAAACTACCATTGACCACCCGGCGAGCTATCATTAACAAATTACCAATACTAAGAAAAAAGAGAAATGACAAAAAGGACTGATTCGAAAATAAAATGCGATTGCCGGTACTGTAAACATGCCGGTCCCGTAATGAATTTCATGGTTTCATGTTCAATTCATAATTGCAAGCGATCTGTAGGAATAAGGGTGTGCCCATACTTTGAAAAAGGATGTTCGACAAAATAACAATGAAGGCAACCATAGACATAGCCGACATTGATACGATTGTTCTCCGGAATTATCTGGAACAATGCACGGAAGGTGATGAAGTTTACTATAAATCGACATCATATGCCAACTTTGATGGTTGTTTTATTGAAATTCGGGGAAACCGTTTAAAATGCGCATGTTCAATATGTAAGCTCTACAGCAAGGGAAAGACCGGTAAACTTGACAATAGTCGTCCAATAACTTTCGCTATGTCTGTAAGGACCATAAAGGAGCTTCTTCTGCGCCTATGTGTAAAGATCGAAAACGCAGTAGTGATTTACTATGAGATCGGAACAACAATGAAAATGACGCATTCGGCAGACTGCTATATCAAACAGATGGAAGAGATATTTGATCGGACCCTTTGGAATGATGCCAATTTTGATGACTATCGGCAGGCTACGACAAATAAAAGCAAGTATGTCCGCAAAGTTCTGAAGGTTTACGATAAAACATTCGAAGCTGGCGAGAAAGGCCGGAGAGTCGGAGACAACATCTTGCGTATTGAAACAATGTACAGGCATCAATCTGTACCAATGCTTGAATTTATAGATTACTACTTCTTATCAAAAATAGGCCGAATATTCTATAAAGATTGGTCAGAGATACGCTTTGTAAGGGAATTATCTGCGTTGAAAGGCATAAAAATCTCCCAGCTTGACAAAGCCAGGGAGATTCACCGGATCGGAGTAACACGATACAAGGAGCATTATAAGCAGATGTATATAGACGGGAAGCTGACAAAAAAGCAATGGGAGACAATTCGAAATTTCGCTAACAACTGGTCGAAAGAATGCGATAAATACGTAGAAGAAACCGGTGAATTGGAGAAAGAATTTAAAGACAAGCTCCTGGCTAATTATCAGATAGGGATTTTTACGCCCATTCGTAAGAAAATATAAACCATTGATAATCAGACAATTATCCAATCATAAAGAAAGCACCATATGGTGCATGAATAATTAACTGGAAATCAATATATTACATTTAAAAAGATTCAAATTTAACAATTTACGGCAACTTGTCCTATACTGCCCGCAGGGCTGTTTGGTAACAAACATAAGAGGGCAGTTTAACTATAACTTAAAAATAAAATATGGATAAAATACATCAAGTATGCAGTGAATGCAAGCTATTCACCAACGAGGACTCATTCGGAGACGGGTGGTGTGAATTTCATCAGAAGGAAACATTCTGTGAAAACGGAGCTTGCGAGGATGGAATAGAAATGACCAATGAAAACACTTTTAAGAATGGGAAAGAAAAAGAAGATTTTGACTAAAAAAGTATATTCCCGGATCACACCGGAGAATTATAAACGATTGGAAACCATAGCCTCAAAATACGGATTCAAAAGCGTATATGAAATTGTACAAAGTTTGATACATTGTTTTCTCCGTGCATCGGACCCTGAGAATGATCCTCAAACAGAAGTCCTTCCTTACGATATAGAATGTATGTTTAATGAACTTTCTGAAGCTGAAAAGCATGTAGAATTTAACAAGCCAAAGCGTAGATGTTCTTGTAAATCAGTAAGCAATGAGTAGAAACAAAACATACATCAAATATATCAATTCCAAAGAATGGAAATCTTTGCGGATTAAAAAGCTCATTAATACCCCTATATGTGAATGCTGCGAAAAAGATGGGAGGATTACAGTAGCTACAGAAGTACATCATATAACACCTGTAGAATCAGTTGCATCAGCAACTCAGATGAAGCAGCTAATGTTTAATTATTCCAATCTAATGAGCGTATGCCATGCTTGCCATTCCGATATTCATCGAAAAATGTTTAGCCACTCCAAAGCCGCAATTAAAGCCAATAACAAAAGGATAACAGAGTCGTTTGTAGACAAGTTTCTAAAATAACAAAGAAAAGGGAATAGCAAATAACTATTCCCTTAATTGCCTTTGCACGGTTCACAGGCAAAGGCGGTGTCAGATAACAGCTGTATTAACCAACTGAAAGTGAACCGATTTTATTTCCAATATCCTTTAAGGCACGATTAAAGATTTCAAGTTCTTTCTCATTCAGAGTATATACTTGACCTCGGACTTTATACCCATTAATACGTTGATATAACCATGCTCGGCTCTTGCCAAAGTAGTTCTTTGCAATATACGACACGGGTATTAAGTCTACAATATCATTTATTTGTTCCCGTATTGTGAGCTTTCGTTCTATTGCTTTGACATTATTAGTGATAGTATCAAGAGCCTTATCTAAGTGCTTTCTAATGGCTTCTTTCTCTTCCGGCTTGGTGTATAAAGCCTTCATCTCGTACAAGTGTGCATCAAGTTCATCTCCATGCAAACTATCCATCTTTAACAAGTCTTCTTCTAATGTTCTCATATCATTATTTGAGTTATGCTCCTCCAAAGAGGAGCGATTACTACTTCTTTAATTTCTCTTTTCTTTCAAGGAGTTCTGATATTCTTTCGAGTATCGCATTAGTACGCTCTTCATCATCTTCTTTTCCAATCTCCAGTATAAGTACCTTGCGTTTCCATTCTCTAAGGTTTTGCTTCTCCTTCTCTATTTCGAACTCAATCTGTTCCAGTTCATTCAGTTCTCTCATGACTTTGTTTTAAAAGGTTAATACTTTGTTTATCTGACACTACAAAGATACATAATCATTTGTATATGTGCAATAGAATGAGATATTATTAAATAGCTTAATCAAATAAATAGGGATTTCCCTATTAACACCTCAATTGTGAATATTAATTAAAATTAACCATTTATTCATACAAGGGGGTATCATTTTTTTACAAGCCCGTGCTCCCCATTGAAACCCACGCCTTCCCTTCCGTGCACACGCGGTACAAATTATACCCGTGGGGGGTAATACGAAAGTGTCACCCATATACGTCAGAAAGCGCGTACATATAAAAAGACGCATGGAAATCTACGAAGATATAGAGAAAAAAATACGAAAAGCAATGAGAGAACAAGGGACTTATTCTAAGGCAATGGAAATTTCCATCTCTCTTGCTGCCGGCTCATATATGGCTTATCTGAAGGCCCGGGACGAAGTCTCCAAATTGGATAAGGTATGCATGACAAGAATCAGCCGCGAAAACAATGAGTATAAAGTGGTGAATCCCGAATTTTCCGTAATGCAGGATGCGGCCGAACAAACCCGCAAGGCATTGCGAGAGTTGCGTTTAACCCGTGCTACCATAGAAGCGGATGATGAAAACGATGAAGTAGACGAACTGATTAAAAAAGTCGAGAATGCTGGAAAAGAATGATCTCATACAGCTAAAGGCCCGGACACTTGAAAGATTACAGGAAGTCAATGTCGAGGATTATGCGCTTGACCAAACGGATATCAGATTGAAGGATTATGTGAAATCAGCGATAAGCCATCCTGACGATCATAATTTGTATGAGCTGTTATCTATCCTTCGCTTCTTTCGTTTGCTGGACGCGTATATTTTCAAACCAACAGAGGTCAAGAAGTTTATCGTATTCTACGAGAATCTAAAATTTTCGGGATTGAAAGGACGCGTAAAGTATCGTCTTACCCCAATTCAGGTATTTCAGTTCGCCAATATCCTTGGCTTTTACCGTACGCCCGAAAAAAGGCTTTGCAGGGATGCCCTATTGTTCGTACCACGTAAGTATAGCAAAACGACATCGGTTGCTTCACTGGCAATATATGATTTACTGTTCGGTGATGCTAATGCGCAGGCATATGTGGCTGCAAATAGCTATGATCAGGCTCAGATATGTTTCGGAGAAATAAAGAATATTTTGAAGAGTCTTGATAAGCGGTTTAAAAACTTCAAAATAAACCGGGAACAGGTATTTAGCAAAAGGCGGGGAAGAACGTCTTTCGCCAGATGCCTTGCGTCGAATCCCGACAAGCTGGACGGACTCAATGCGTCCACCGTTATTCTTGATGAATTCAGCCAGGCGGATAGTGCCGAGCTGAAGAATGTCCTTACATCGTCTATGGGTGCCCGTGTCAATCCTATGACTATTGTTATCACAACAGCCAGCGATAAATTGGAAAGTCCGTTTGTGAATATGCTCAATTCATATAAGGCGGTACTCCGTGGAGAAGTAGAGAACGACTCCATCTTTGCGCATATCTTTGAACCGGATGTTAATGATGCCGAAGATGATCCGCACACCTGGGCAAAGGTACAGCCTCACCTGGGAATCACAGTACAGGCGGATTACTATGAGAATGAGTACAGGAAAGCTCAGATGACCGCAGAGGACATGCTTACTTTCAGGACCAAGCTGTTGAACCTGTTTGTGCAGGATGAGGCCAAAGTGTGGTTTACTTCCGGAGAAATAGAGGCTATGTGCAAAGACGACAATGATTTGAAAACACTGAAAAATCGTCCGGACGCGATGGTCGCAGTCGATTTGTCCGTTTGTGATGACTTTAGTTCTGTAAGCTATAACATTTACTTGCCTGAGATCAAGATGTTTCATATTCACAATGATTATTACTTCCCGCGTAAAATGCTGATATCTCATCCGAATCGTGAATTATACGAAAGATGGGCAGCAGACGGATATCTTCGATTATGTGACGGAAATGTGATAGACTACCGGATGATAGTAAATGACATCAATGCCCGCAATAGGGAAAGCATACGGATACTTAATATAGGATATGACCCTTACAAAAGTATGGAATTCGTGAATATGATGGGTGCCAGTGGTGCAAAGAAAGTGCTCCAGCCAATAAAACAAACCTACGGGACATTTACCAGCCCGGTTGAAAGTTTCGAAATAGCAGCAAGGACCGGACGTGTTACCTTTAACTACAATCCGATCAACTGGTATTGCTTCGGTAATGCTGTCATTGACGAAGACAGGCTGGAGAACAGGAAGCCCATTAAAAAATCTCAGAATGCTAAAATAGACGGTGCTGTGACATCGGTAATGACCTTTTACTTATATAATAATTTCAGAAAATGAATAACAGCTTAAAGTTTTGGAAAAGAAAAACGGATACAGCACCCGTTGAAGAGCCTGTCAAGGAGAGAGGATACTTCGAATCTGTAGCTTCACCAGATGTAACAGTACGCAATATAGCTGCAAAAGCCCAAACAGTTGAAGGGCCGGAAATGGCGATGAAGCTAGCAACCGTATATCGGTGCGTATCCATACTTAGCGGTAGTATTGCCTCCCTGCCTCTGCAGGTGAAAAGAAAGAAAAACGGCGTCTTCATGGTGGATGAGGCCAGTGAACTCAACTACCTGTTATCTGTTGCACCAAACAGCAGGCAGACTGCATATGAGATGATAAGAAACGCCATCATACAGACAGTTAATCTAGGGAACGCCTATATCTATCCGGACTGGTCGGAAGGAGAGCCGAAAAGTCTGACATTACTGAGTCCTGGCAGCGTTACTTATGATAAGTTTTTGAACTTCTATATCGTAAACGACCCCATTAACGGTATATATAAATCTCTTGAATGCGATGAAATTATTCATCTTCGCAATATAAGCCTGGATGGCGGATATACAGGAGAGAGTACAATCCGATATGCCTCCCGGATTATGAGTGTGGCGTACAGCGCAGACGAGAAGAGTCTTGATATGTTTCAGCCCGGCAGCACATATTCGGGATTTATCAGTGGTAACGACGATGATCAGACAACCGGATACGAACAATACAACGAAACCCAGCTGAAGGATGTTTCCGACCGTTTCCGGAAAGAATTGAGATCCGGTGAAAGAATCACATATCTTCCCGGACAATTAAGATTCAACCAGCTTTCCATGTCCCCTGCTGATATCCAGCTGTTGGAGAAGCAAAAATTCTCTGTTTTAGACCTGTGTCGCTTTTATGGCGTCCACCCTGACAAAGCATTTGCCGGACAAAGTCAAAATTATAAAGCCAGCGAGATGAGTCAGGTGCAATATATGACTGATACCATCCAGCCTTATTTGCGGCAAATTGCAAATGAGTTCTTTGTGAAATTAATCCCCAGGAGTGTTGCCGCGAAATATCGCATTGAATTTGATCTGGAAGCATTCTATCAGACTGACTTGGAAACGATGGCATTAAACATGGAGAAGTGTATCCAGTATGGAATCTATACAGTGAATGAATACCGCCAAAAAAAAGGAATGCCGCCTGTGGATGGAGGAGATGTCGCAATGATTAGCTGCAACGTAGCTCCCATCAACAGTCCGAAAATAAACGGTGAAGTGTTAAATAATAGCAATAACGGAGATAAAAATGAGGAAAAACCGCAAGAAGTGCCACCCAAGAATAAGGAAACGTCAGCAGTATAAAAGGAACAAGCATGGAAAATTTGGAAATCAGAAGTTTTGGCGGTGAGGCATCTCCCAAATTGGTATCGGAAAGAACAATTGAGGGATATGCGGTAGTAGTTGGTCAAGAGAGCAAATATATGTATGATCCTGTATTGCGTAAATGCTTTATTGAAATCATAGAGGCAGGAGCTGTTGACGAGGAACTGATCAAACGCAGTGATATCAGAGCGCTTCTGGAACATAACAGAGAAAGACTCCTCGCTCGGAGTGGCATGGGAAGCGGATCGCTGAGACTCCACTTGGATAATTACGGTTTGGGGTATGCTTTGGACGCTCCTGATACTCCTGATGGAAAATTTGCCGTTGAAATGGTGAAAAGAGGAGATTTGTTCGGATCATCTTTCGGATATCGGACCGATGAGCGGAAAAACGTCGAATGGATAAAACGGTCTGACGGAATTTTGCTTAGAAAAGTGCATAAAATTGATATGATCAGTGAAATAAGCATCGTGGCAAGCCCGGCTTACATCGGAACACAAGTGAATGTACGAAGCATAGAAGACACCTTCGAACATCCGGACGAGAGTTATAAAAAAGAAATAGAAGAATTACGTAAACTATCAAAATTTTAATCATGAAAAAAGAAATCAGAAGAAACAGAGCGAGAATCGCTGAAATCAATGCTCGGTTAGGCGAAATGGCCGACTTATTGGACACCAATAAAAGAAGCCTGACACCGGATGAAATTACAGAAAAAGAGGCTTTAGTACAAGAAAAAGAAATTCTCCAATTGCGTACGGCCCGTATGGTAAATGATGAAGAACGTGTATCCGAACAGGAGATGCGCTCGGAAGTCGCTTTTGCCGGAGCGGTTGCCTCATTTGTGCACAACCGTTCTCTTCCGGAAGGATGTGACGGAATCATGAATGGAAATTCCATCGATATTCCTTTGACCCGTGCCGCTACAATTCAAGACACCACCACCGTGGCGCCTCTCATTCCGATGACCATCGGGGAAATCATCCAGCCTTTGGAAAAAGGCTTAATCTTGGGTAAGGTGGGGTGCAAAATGCAGTACGGTCTTGTAGGTGACTGGGTATTGCCTGTTGTTGCCGGCATTGAAGCTACTATCGAGGATGAAAATGCGGAGGTAGCAGACACCACAATTGACATCTCTAAAATTAAGCCGTCTCCCAAACGGGTATCATTGGCTATCCCCGTAAGTAATCGTGCGATAGATCAGAGCAATAGTGCATTGCTTGAAATCGTACGTACCCAAATGACAATGGGATTAGAGCGATTGCTGAACAAATGGATGTTCCAGACAACCAAGATTACCTCAAAGGCGTCTGATGGTTGCTTTGTAGCTGCTACAGCTGCCCCGGCAGTTACTACCGAAGCGGGTGCTGACTTTACATGGAAGAATGTGGTGGCTTTGAAGGGAGCTGTATTAAAAACAGGCGTCGTCTTTGACGGAACAGCAGCCTATGTCTGTTCGGCAACGACTTACGCTGAACTGGAAGCTACCCCGAAAGATGCCGGCAGTGGTTTGATGATTCTTGAAAACGGGAAAATCAACGGATATCCGGTATTCATGACAGAATACATTGGAGACGGTGTTCTTGGATTCGGTATATTCAACTACGAACTTGTGGGGCAGTTTGGGAAAATGCACATGATAGTAGATCCGTATACAGGTGCAAAGAAAAACCTTATCTATTTCGTACTGAATACGGATTTCGATATGCTGACTGTACGTACGGAGGCTTTTGCCATAGCAAAGAAAACTCCGAAAGCTTAAAAACATAGGGACGGCAGCCCCGTCCCTTTACTTCAACAAGGCATGAAACAGTATATTACCCTAGAGGAAGCTAAAATGCAAATTCCCGGATTTGTGGATTATGGAGAGCAGGACGAGTATATAACGGGATGCATCCTGGATGCCCAGGCCGCACTTGAAACCCGCCTGCAATCTCCTCTATCAGAATATGAGGATGAGCAGGGATGTATTCCCAGAGATTTGAGACGGTCTATCCTGATAACTATCAGTGATTTCTATGATAACCGTTCCGATATTGTGTTTTCTAAGCCTTACAGCATAGGAAGAGCTGCCGCATTGTCGGCTCCATTTATAAAATTCAGAGGAGCAGAAGAGGATGGTACCACGTGAAAGAATAACGTTCGAAAAAGAAACGAAGGGGAAGAATCCCAACGGATCACCTCGGAAGTCTTACGATCCAATCCCGGGATTATCAAACGTACCAGCGGAAAGACGGAAAGCGCAGCCGAATATAGGGGATGGATTAAATGCGAAGGAGGAATTCATTGATATGAAAATTGTGCTATGGTGCAGATTTCATCAAAAGATGATGGAGGCTTTCCGCATCGCGTATAACAATCAATTTTATCGGATAATTGACATAAACAGGAAATATCAGGATAACAGTTGCCTGATAACTTGTATAAAAAGCGATACGTAATGGCTATACTCACAGTCAAGCAACTTGATACGAACAAGGTTAAAGACCTTGTGTACGGTCTTGAAAACTTCGAAAAGGATAAGACTGTACGTGCCGGTTTATACGCCGGAGGCTCTATTCTGCAACGAGGTGGAGTGATGAGGCTGAAATCACGCATGAAATCTCCTTATGGACATAAAGGAAATCTTATCAAAGCTTTTCGTGTACGAGTGAAGAGAAAAAAACTAGGGGTATTGTCTGGATTTGGTTATCCGATAGGAAATCATAGCTGGCTTTTGGACCAGGGAACAGGAATTCGCCGCACCAAGAATTACGCCCGTAGAGGACACGGACCGGCTTTGCGTTATTGGGAAGATACTCGGGCAGAAGATGGAAGTAAAGCCATGAATGCGGTGATGGACGGGATAGAACGGGCAGTTGAACGAATGAAAAATGGTAAATCATGAAAATTAGTCATTACGAGGCATCGAAGGAAATCAGAGGCGTATTATTGGATGATGCGTCTATTATGGAAGCGGTCGGTGATAATGTTTTTCCGCTTGTAGCGGACGAAGGAACGGAAGGAGACTATATCACCCTGCAACGAGACGGATTCATACAGGATACGACCAAGATGGGAGTTGCCAGAAGAGATCCGTATGTATATGTCTGCGTAGTGAGTGCCGACAGCCAACGGTCGCAGGATATAGCCGGACTGGTGGTTAAGGCTCTTGAAGGAAGATATACGGATCCGGAGATGGAGATACGCCTGGAAGATGACACAGAGGAATATGAGGCAGGAAAATATATACAAGTCATGAAGTTTTTAGTGAGACTGTAACGAGAGTGATTAATATAGAATTTTAAAATAAGAAATTGAAAATTATGGCAAAAAAGTATGATTCAAGTAGTGATATGATCGTTGGTGACAGACTGATGGTCTATATAGAAAGTACTCCGGCGGAGGGTGAGAATCCGGCAGTTATGACACCAATTGCGTTCGGCACGTCATGCGGTATTGATATTTCGGCGGACACTATTGATACGTCAAACAAGATGTCGGGTAATTGGAAGGACTTTCTAGTAGGGCAATTAGGGTACACGGTATCTTGTGAAAGCATGTTGTCCTTAAAGACCGGACACGCCTCTTTTACCACACTTAAAAAGATGATGGTAGAGCGTAAGCCTATCCCGTTCGTTCTTGCAAAAACAGAAGAAACTGACGGGGATTTCCCAAAGGGAGAAGAATACGTTAAAGGGAAAGCAATTATTACTTCCCTGTCTCTGAAAGCGGATAATGGTGCTATTTGTACAAGCTCCATATCCCTACAGGGTACAGGACCTTTGGAAGATGGAGTTGCATAAGGAAGAAATTAAAAAAATATCAGTAAGGCGGTCCCATGATGGCCGCCTTTTTTAATAGCGGTACAATGAAAATTGGATTAACAATAAAATCAATCGTTCGCTGGGAGCAACTTCGGAAGAAATCATTCTCCCTGATGGATTATTCAGACCGGGAAGACGTAGATGCCCTACTGTACACGACAACGATCTGTAACGGCGAAGGGGTGATGTATACTCTCGATGTCTTCCGGAAGACCCTTTCAAATGAAAAATTGGTGCGAGAGATGGTATCAAAGTTAGAACGGGAAATAGCAGTATTAAGCCAGTTTCAAAAGAAACAGGAAAGTACGGGAAAGGGTAGTAATGAGGGCACCCCGGAAATGATAGGCAGTATTGTTTCTACACTTGTTATGTCCGGATTAGATGCGTATTACGCATTCAACGAAATGGAATTATGCGATCTTCCGCTCTACATAGAAGCGTATGAAAAAAAACGTAAAGAAGACATGGAAAGTGCAAGGATGTGGACATACCTCACCATTCTCCCGCATATCGATGCCCGAAAGATGAAAAATGGGGCAAGAGATCTGATTATATTTCCATGGGAGGAAGAAGAAGTGAAGAAAGCCGCGGAGCGCGTAATGAGAGAGAATGAGGATAATTTAAAGAAATTCCTTGCTGGGGAATTATTTGATATAAATAAAGTAAACTGGTCAAAAAGAGAAGAATAATGGCAGGACGTTTAAGTTTCAGTATAGCGATAAATCTCTTAACAGAGAATTTCAAAAGAGGAACGAATCAGGTAAAAGCAGCCTTTCGTTCTATGCAGATGCAAATCCTTACCTTCGCAGCAGCACTTGGTGCAGGCGGACTCGGACTAAGTAACCTTGTTTCTCGTTTCATTGATGTAGCCCGAGAAACAAACCGTGTTACCACCGCATTGAAGAATGTCTCCGGCACGATGTCCCAATATGCGGATAATCAGAAATATCTGCTCGATCTGGCTAAAAAATACGGATTAGAGATTAATGCTCTGACAGCTAACTACGCAAAATTCACGGCGGCTGCTTCCATATCCGGTATGTCCATGATCGATCAACGAAAAGTATTCGAATCCGTCTCTCGGGCATGTACGGCCTTCGGTATGAGTGCGGACGACAGTAATGGAGTTATGCTTGCATTATCCCAGATGATGAGTAAAGGCAAGATCAGTTCCGAGGAATTGCGTCTACAGATGGGAGAACGTCTTCCTGTTGCTCTTCAGGCTATGGCAAAAGCTGCGGGTGTTTCTGTTGCTGGTCTGGACAAGTTGCTCAAACAGGGTAAACTGATGAGTAAGGATGTGCTTCCTAAATTTGCAGAGGCACTTAATGAGATGATTCCTAACGTTGATACTGATAACTTGGAGACATCTGTAAATCGCCTGAAAAACGTCTTTACAGAGTTAGTGAACGGCACGGATATACAAAGTAAATATAAAGCTCTGATAGACTGGCTGACCAATATTGTTAAATCGGCTGCTGACAATATAAAAAGCATTGTTACCTATCTTGTTGCAGCTGTTTTAGTCATGGTTACAAGTCGGCTGGTCAATAAAATTATTTCCTCTATTGCCAAAGCCGAGTTAGCCGCCAAGTCAGCAGCACGTCGGGCGGCCAAGGATGCAGGACAGAAGTTTGATGAAGTTGCATGGAAAGCGCAAAAGGCCGGTGCTTCTATCAGAATGGCTTTCAGCAAAGCGATGTTATCAATTAAGGCAACTCTCATTTCTATGGCTCCAACAGCAATACTTGCGGTCATAGGGGCTATCGTTGCTAAATTTTATAATGCTTATAAAGAGTCACAACGAATAAAGGGCTTGTTTGACAATTATCTGAATCGAATGAATCATGCGGCAGAGTCGAACTCAGAAATTGTAAAAGTTAAAGCCTTGTTATCAGAGTACAATAAAGTTAATTCATCATTAGATTACAAAAAACAAATATTAGGGAAAATCAATGGTATTCTCGGTACTGAGCTAAAAACCAACCAAGATGTAAACAAAGAAATATCTAAACGCATAGAATTGCTTGAAAGTGCAGCAAGAGCCGAACTGGCAGCAAAAGAAGTAGCAGAAAGCGAAAATGAATTACGCAAAATAGGCTCAAAATCCTACAACGGGAAGACAGTACAGGAATTGGCTCCTGATTGGGAAATGGCTCGCGGAGATTTGGTTAAAGAAGAGAGGTTCAAAGCAAAGCATAAAGTGTCAATGGTTGACGCTATAGGATTTGAAAATGGCTTAAAGGATGATTTGAATGCTTATATTGAATTCTCAAAAATACTCAGTGATGCGAAATCGAGATTAGGAACTGAGATTTCTAGAAGCACCACAATTACAACACCAACAACTGATCCGGACGATGGCAAAAAGAAAAAAACTCCTCTTCAGAAACAGCAAGAATCTTATGATAAACAATTTGAGGAGCTAGGTGCTGAATTAGAGATCGGAAAGATCACTCAGGCAGAGTATAATAAAGCCCTGGGAGAACTGAACATCAAGATGTACGCCCAAGCCAAAGGAACAGGTGATAAAGAAGTACTTGAGAGTCAATATTTTCAGAATCTTAAGACCGCTGCTGAGAAAGCGATAAGAAATCAAGATAAGAATGCCGCTCTTGTTGAGTTTGAGAAGGTGCAGAAGGATTACAATACAAAGGTCAGGGAAGCCCAAGCACAGCAAGCCAAAGGTCTTATCTCTCAGAAAGAATTGAATTCCAATATAGTTTCACTTTCCGTTGATGCGGCTAAATCTGCTGCCGGCATTAAAGGCATTGGAGATGAGGCAGATGTATTTATTTCAGCTATGCAACTGAATGCAAAGATACTTGCTTCTCCAATTAAGATAAAGCCTCGCGACGAAACTTTTGACTACAAGAAAACCAAAGTTGATATTGCCTCTGAAAATCTGGACAAGGCAAAAGAATTGGCAGACAAATATAAAGAGGAAGCAAGAATTATCGGGAAGACATTATCAGATGAGGTTGCGAATGCTATGGCTGACGTTCCATCGCTGGAAGAGGCATTAAAACTGGCACAGGTCCAGGAAGATATCAAAAATTTCACCAAGGAACTTAATCAGATGGAATGGGATGGTATTAAAAATGTCGTATCAACTGTAGATGGATTGGTGTCGGCATTCGAACGCCTGAAAGATGCATTTGATCCGGAACAGGAAGCTACTAAATGGGAAAAGTTAATGGCCATTTGGAATATGTTTTCCGGAATTGCAGATGGATTCTTGTCGGTGATGAAAACAATTGAAAGTATTACGGAATTAACAAATAAGCTCACAAAGGCGAAGGAAACAGAGGCGGCTATTGATACGGCTACTACCGGAACAAAAGTTGCGAATAAAACGATAGAAACTACAGCAGAAATTACTGCTCTTGCGACTCAAACGGCGGCAGAGGTCGCAGCATCATCAACAAAAACTACAGCTGCATCTGCGGAAATGGCTGCAAAAAGTACAGCAGCATATGCATCTATTCCTTTTGCAGGAGTAGGTCTTGCTGCTGCTCAAATTGCAGCCATGGAAGCATTAATATTAGCCGCCTCAATTCCTAAGTTCGCAAATGGTGGTATTATTACCGGCGGTCCTTCATCCGGAGATAAGATATTAGCCCGTGTTAATGCCGGTGAAATGATACTCAATCAAGGCCAGCAATCTCATTTATTCGAAGCGATTAATTCCGGAAGATTGGGTGGAGGTGGAAATATATCTTCATCGGTAACAACCAGAGTCCGGGCAAAGGATCTGATTCTGACTATCAACAATGAACTTAAATCACAAGGGAAAAAGCCTATATCATGAGCTACGGACTAATATATACAATACCATTTGCCGCAATAGATAACATTCCATGTGTTGTGGAGATAGAGAAAGAAAATTATTCGGGTGAAGTCATTGAGCTGGTTGCGGGGGCTTCACCATTCACTGTCGATATTGCAGATGAAGAATTCCTGTATACGCCTATCAGGTTCAGTACTGCGACAATTCGCGTAGTAGGCAGCGATTATTTGCAGAGTCTATTTTCCACAGCCTATCAGCAATACCGGGTTATATTCAAAAGAGATGGGGTAGTAACGTGGTATGGGTATATCAAGCCGGAACTATATACACAGAATTACAGCTCCTCTAAATTCGAACTGGAGATAGAGTGTATGAGTGCGATGTCCACGCTTGAATTTATTGATTATGACGTAACCGGAAGTAGAAAGGAATTTGTCTCGTTATGGAGTTTACTACAGAAATGCATCAAAGCAACTTCTGTACAATATAATGCAGTATATATCCCATACGTCTATGCGAAAAACGAAAAGGAATATTTATCAGGCGGAAGTAATATACTTTGGGAGATGAGAATTAGTGAACAGAATTTCTTCGATGAAGACAACAAAGCGCTGAAACTTAAAGAGGTACTCGAAGAAGTATGCAAATTCCTCCACTGGACCTGTGTAGATTGGCGAGGAGAGCTTTTCTTTGTCGATATAGATCATAACGGAGTATATCATAAATATAACAGTGGACTGATCGAGAAAACAGATGCAGTATTTAATAATCTCATCGTACAAAACATTGGATTTACCGGATCTGATCATTCTCTGGATGTACTCCCTGGCTATAATAAAGTAACAGTGAAATGTAGCAATTATCCTATCCCTGAAACTTTAAACTTCAGTGTTAATTATGACGACCTGGACAGATTGGCTACCTTACCAGATATAACATCCGGAGATGATGTGTCGCATCGCATCCTCCTGAATCCAGGGGATTTGGAGATGTATCAATACCAACAATTCGCTCATCGTGTAGATATAAATGAATACAAAAACAATATAGAAGCGGATAATCTTTTAGGCGCTATCCCTATGAGGTATTGCAACTACAAAATGGTAAATAAGGATGGTGGTAAGGTTCCCGATATTACAGAGTATAGCTATACTGATGTTGTTAGAATAAGATTGAAAAACAAAGATGGGGTAGCATTGGGTGGATATGTTCCAGTATTTATATTGCGAAGTCCATGCGTCGCATATCCTCCAGGGGTATTTTGTATAAATGCCTCTGTCAGGTATTTCCAAAACGAACCTTTATCTCCATTGTCAAAGGACAGATGGGGAGGAAACTTATTAATCGGAACCAAATTATTTATTGGTCATATAGACCTTACGACTGATGATCCGGTACTCGGAAATAATCTTTATAAATGTACATATTTGTCATTCGGGGCATACGAGAATGAGGGTTATAAAGCGGTCATTAACGACAAGAAGCTAACGGACCCTTATGAAGGCGCATCCGGTAAAATGATATATTCTTCTTTTACGGGAAGTGGAATAACGGCCGGAGAGCTGGAATTTCAACTATTGGCTAGTATGTATCCATCCGAAGTTAATAAATATGGGGTATTCTTACAAAACTTTACTGTAAGATTCATTCCTCGGGATGGAGAGGATACTACATCTAATTCTGATCGTATTTATGAGAACGCGGTTAATGAGAACTACATCAATGAACTCGATGAGATCGAATTGAAAATCAGCTCATACAACCATGATGGCGCGGGTTATGGCAAAGTTATTTTAAGTGAAGATTACCTGAGAGACAATCTTTATTCAGTCATAGAAGAAACTACAGTCCGTCCAGAAGAGCAACTTATTCGACGTATTATCAAACGTTATAATGCCCCCCTATCAAATTAACGCAAGTAATAAAAGCGTCATCCGATATAACTCCTTTATCCCGCTTGTATGACAATTATATGGTTAATAAGAAATTCATCAACGCAGGAGGCACTATCGACTATAAGATGAATCAATTTCAATGTATAATGATAGAAGTATGAGTAGTAACATCGTCATAAAATCAAGAGCAATTCCTGCCAGTTCCAGGTCGAAGAATTATCGTAATGGTACTGTTGTACATACCGGTGGTGGCGGTAGTAGCTCATCTTCCTCCGGCATTGGTTCTGCTGATACAGGATTGAGCAAGGATATTCACGTAAACGCACCAAAGACCGGTCATGTAAATCCGGGAGAAATCCTGCGTAAAGGTATGGGATACGAACAGATATTCCGGAAAATGCTTTATGCGCCTACTCCTGCGACACTAATAGGTAAATTGTCAACCGCTAATGATGTTGAGTTCGGATCAACCAAAGGCTTCATTACATATACCGCCACCCGCAACGATAATGGCGCAATGATCAAAGCATTCTACGACGACAAGGAAGAAAACGTATTGGAATTCACTGGTGATCCTGCCGGTGTTCAAACTGCAACAAGGCAGTTACAAGGGAACTACACTAAAGGAGAATCCTATACTGCTACAGTCATATATGCCGCTTCTGAAGACGGAGATATAAAAGAAACGATTTTGACCAGCAAGATCAGCGTGAATGTACATAGAAAATGGTTTGCAGGCGTATGTTCCTCTATTCCTCAGTCATCTGCTGATGTGCGGGCACTAGGATCTAACGGTCTGTATAGTGGCCCCGGTACATTCAGGTTCTCCGCATCTAACTGGAAGATAGTATCCGTGTGTATTCCTGCTGATAGCATTAAAGAAATCTCTATAGCATCATCATACGGCAATTTTATAGAGAACGAGAAAATATGTAAAGGTCCGATTTCTATTTCTGTAGAAGGAGCTAACAGGAGCGAAGCGATAGATTATAAAATGTGGGTTATTCAGACACAGGGCTTGAACGACCCGGATTCATTTACTTTTAAAACGATTTGATATGGTAAAAATAAACGGAAGTTCTTTCCCGCACCAGTACAGACGTACAAATTCTTTTCCTATTGATTCAACGGAAACGTGGACTACCATAGAGGACGCGACTGCTTACGCACGCAATACGGACACAGAGTCATATTTGCCTTATTCCGGTCAAGTAATATCTATAGAGGGCGAACAGAGTATATATGTATTGGTAGAGGACAATTCTATCTCTAAAGAAGATGGTAGGGAACATTTTAAACTGCACAAAATTTCTACGGAAGAGATAGCAGACGGAAAATATTTAAGTAAGATCGTAGAGGATACAGCAGAAAAGCTTATTCACTTTAAAGGCGGGATAGATGTAATAGGTGTTTTAGCGGCGGCTATCGCTAAATTTTCCGGCGACATTTCTTCTACTAACTACGTATCAAAGTTGCTAGGATGGATTATCAAGGCTTCCGGTGATGCGGAGTTTAAATCGCTTCGTGTTAATGAGTTTTTGGAAGCTGACGAACTGCGCTATAACCGCGTGTCTGTTATATCTGGCGAAGAATGGAACGCGCCGGGTGGAGGTATAATCGAGTCGGTCGATACGGCTAATAAAATCATTACTCTTAAATTAGAAGCGGGTGAATTAGCTAGTTTGGCAGTAGATGATATTTGCAAAGGTATATTCAACAACCAAACAGGCTTTCAGACAGCTTATTTTCGTATAACCGAAAAACTAAGCGATTCGACTTTTAGATATGTACTTCGGAGTGGCTTCTCTTATCATCCTACTAAGTTGATGCACTTCGTTGCATATGGTAACTTCACGAATGCGGATCGTCAAAGGTCTAGCTATTCAACTCAAAGTTATTCCCGTTACTTAATAGGCGTAAATAATTGGGAGATCACAAAGGATATGATCGCGATGCAATTAGGCGACTTGTCTAATTTGAAACTATTCGGTATTGATATGACCGGACATTCTGCATACCTTCGTAATATTTATATGACCGGAACTATCAAACAACTGTCTAATGATGGCGTTACAGAAGTCCCAGTACCCGCCTTTAAGGGTGCGTGGGTATCTGGCGCATATTGGTATTATGACGAAGTTATTCACAATGGTAGCACATGGATATGTATTGCGGATAAAACAGTTCAAGAACCGAGTGAAACCTCTACAGATTGGCTGAAATATGCCTCTAAGGGAGAAACGGGCGACAAGGGTGATAAAGGGGATAAGGGTGCAACAGGTGCGACAGGTCCTACCGGATCGCAAGGTATCCCCGGTACATCCCAGTTCTTTCATGTGAAGTACTCGGCGAACTCGAACGGTAATCCCATGTCTGATACTCCGAATACTTATATCGGTACTGCTGTGACAACTAGCTCAACCGCTCCAACCGGATACGCCTCATACAAGTGGGTGCAGTTGAAAGGATCGCAGGGACCCAAAGGAGATCAAGGAATCAAGGGACCGACGGGAGCGGACGGTAAGACTACCTATCTGCATATCAAATACTCGGATAATGGTACGACGTTCACCGCTAATAATGGTGAGACTCCGGGCGCGTACATCGGACAATACACCGACTTCACGGCGGCAGACAGCACGACATTCTCCGCTTATACTTGGACGAAGGTGAAGGGTGACAAGGGCGACAAAGGAGATAAAGGCGATAAGGGTGCAACAGGTGCGACAGGTCCTAAAGGTGAAACAGGTCCTACCGGATCGCAAGGCATTCCCGGTACATCCCAGTTCTTCCATGTGAAGTACTCGGCGAACTCAAACGGTAATCCGATGAGCGATACGCCTAATACTTATATCGGTACTGCGGTGACAACTAGCTCAACCGCTCCGACCGGGTACGCCTCATACAAGTGGGTGCAGTTGAAAGGATCGCAGGGCCCCAAAGGAGATCAAGGAATCAAGGGACCGACCGGAGCGGACGGTAAGACTACCTATCTGCATATCAAATACTCGGATAATGGTACGACGTTCACGGCTAACAATGGCGAGACTCCGGGTGCATACATCGGACAATACACCGACTTTACGGCTACGGACAGCACGACGTTCTCCGCTTATACTTGGACGAAGGTGAAAGGTGACAAGGGCGACAAAGGGGATAAGGGAGAACAAGGAACACAAGGAGCAACAGGATTGCCCGGTGCTCTTATTCGTCCGCGTGGTGAATGGAAAGCGAGTACGGCATACGTGAATAATTCCCAATACCGGGATACGGTCATTTATAATGGAAATACTTATTCCTGTAAAACGAGTCATACATCTTCCAGTTCCTTCGACTCAACAAAATGGACTCTATTTAATGAGTTTATTAATGTCGCTACGCAGTTACTAGTAGCCCAAAACGCTACGATTAACATACTAGGTACATCCGGCTTGTTTGTTGGTAATCTGTCAAAGACGCAAGGATGGTTAATGAAAGGTGGATCGATTAAGCACAATGTTACGGGAGTAGAACTGACAGCAGAAGGAAAGTTCTCACTTCCTGCAACGGGTGCGATGTTGGTTGGTGGTAAAACGTTTATTACTAGTGGTAAAATCGTGACTGATTTTATTGACGTAGATAATTTAAAAGTTAAGAAGTTAGACGGAGCCACAGGTACATTTAAAGAATTACAAGCGATTGACAATAACGGGAAAATACAGGGAAAAATAGCTTTTAATATTTCCGGCTCTGGGGACAATGTTTCATCTTCGTTTAATATTAATTTTTCAAAAACATGGGTTTCGGGTGACTTATATCATCAAGGATATAATGCTACAGAAAAGCGATCATTTCGTTTTTATACATCAGATTTGTGGTGTAGGGGTGAATTTGGGCACAGTAAAATGACAAAAATGGAGTATTATGGTTATGATACAGGTGAAATATACTTCCATGTATACGGAGTTGGAAATGCAGGAGTCAGACATGTATATCCGGTAGATAATGGACAACCTGTAGACTGTATCATATTATCCGGAAATACTAATTATATCGCTTGTGTCTGCGATGCTAGTACACAAAAAATGATAGTATTAATCAATAACTCAAGTTACACAAAAAGAATAAGTCTCAATTATGCTAGTCAAGCTAAAACTGAAATTTCTCCTTGGTCTTTTAAGATCTTTATAACAGGAGCTATGCAAAGCGGAGTAAATAATTTATTTGGTATGGGCTAATAACAAAACATTATGAAAATAGACTTTAGAAAAATCGAAGTAACAGACATCGAAGGGAATAAGAGTACTTTCGATATTAGTAAGGAACTAGGTAATACTATCTACCAGAAAACCGCCGATTTGGGTGAATTAGAGTTAGCGCAGAGAATCTATAAAAATGGTGAAGTAGAATTGTCAACAGACGAAGCGGAGCGCATCAAGGAATACGTGAGAACTAACTTTGTCGCAGTCGTGCAGATAGCGGTTAATGAAGCGCTTGCGAAAGAATGATTTAGCACAAAAAATATATTATAGAACTATATATTATTAATCACTTTAAAAACAGAATTTATGAAAACAAAGTATTTAACAGAGACTTTGAGAACTACACAGGTCGAATCTACTGCAAAAGGTGGTGAGTATGAGTATCACGTTTCTTACGTGTATGATGGCAAGAATCTGCTCCGCTTGTCATGTAACATCTATAAGGGGAATGCCGAGAATCAATCCTATTCAGGTTGTATGTCATTCGAAAACGGCAATAAGTCAATGAACTTCCCTGCGGATGTTGAAATAGCACCGCATATTACCATGTTTGAAAGTATCTTGCAGAAGGTAAACGAAGGGTTAGCTGCCTTATAAAAAAAGAAAACCGCCTGCTCATCACGAGTTAGCGGTTCGAAACACAAACAAAACAAAATAAGATGAAAGGACAGAGTCCCTTCGCCTTATAAGCGATACAAAGGTAGTATTAATAATTAGATAGAGAAAAGGAATATGGGATTAAATGAATGGCTGGCTCTGATCGGGGCTTTGGGAGGTTTCGAAGCAATCAAATGGATAGTTAACTTCTACGTGAATCGTCAAACGAATGCAAGGAAGGAAGATGCGACAGCGGATAGTATGGAGGATGAAAATGAACGCAAACAAGTCGCATGGCTTGAAGATCGTATCGCTCAACGTGACGCCAAGATTGACGCTATTTATGTTGAACTCCGACAGGAACAGTCCGCTCATTTGGAAGATATTCATAAGAAGCATGAACTAGAGCTTAGATTGAAAGAAGCTGAGATAAAAAAATGTGATGTACATGGATGCACTAACCGGCAGCCGCCGAGTGACTATTAATTATAAGGAGGAAAAGAAATGATCGAAGTATTAGAGTTTATTTTCCAGGACTTTTGGCATTGGCTTGGAACAATATGCCTATTAGCTGTAATAGCTGAGTGTGGGCCTCTGATTAAAATTAATATAGGAACTAAAAAAGAGGAGGAAAAGAAATGAAAACTATTGATGCTATTATCATCCATTGCTCAGCAACACGTGCTGGGCAAGATTTACGTGCGAAGGACATTGACCGGATGCACCGGGCCCGGGGATTCAATCAGATCGGTTACAACTTCGTTATCGACCTGGACGGAATGGTAGAGAATGGGCGGGCATTAAACATTGACGGAGCGCATTGTAATACCAAAGGATTTAGTAAATCGTCCTATAATAAGCACAGTGTTGGTATTTGTTATATCGGTGGCTTGGACGCGTCTGGAAAGCCTACTGACACACGTACTCCTGCTCAAAGGGCAGCACTGCGTGAATTGGTAGCGAATCTCTGTAAGGAATATCCTATTGTTGAAGTGCTCGGACACCGGGATACTTCGCCGGATCTGGATAACAGCGGCGAAGTAGAGCCGGCAGAATATATCAAAGCGTGTCCCTGTTTTGATGTACGTTCTGAGTTTACCAACTTCTTACATAATACAGTGATCCGACCATGAAACGGCTAATATACATTATCATATTGCTGACGTCAGCAATATGGTTCACTAGTTGCCGGAGTTCACGGAATATGGAAACAGAAAAGCAGATCGACTACTCCGGGGAGTTCAACCATATTCAAAGCATGATTGAGGCATTGCGTGCTGATGTCAGCAAACAAACAAAGATTACTACTGACAAGTTGAGTGATCTGAAGATTGAGAATACGACTGTATATCTTTCCTCTCCTGATTCAACAGGGAAGCAATATCCTATTAAAGAAAGTACTACTACAGCTTCCAAGCAAGAACAGGAACGCACAGAAATTAGTGAAGTATTATTGTTTACTATGCAGCAGGTCTCCGGTCGATTGGATACGATAAGTAACAAGGTGAATGCCTTAATGAATCAGAAAGAAAAAGTCGTCGAACTATCTTGGTGGGATCTGCATAAAGATAAAATCTATATAGGCATCATTATCTTAATCGTTGCGGGATGGCCTGTATATAGAATAAGAAGGAAATAACTACTTTTAAATTCATAATAAAAAAAACTTTGGGTGCCTCGGCTTGGGAAAGTCGAGGCTAATTAATATCAATAAGTAATTATTAGCGACTTTAATTTAGAACACACAAAAAAACGATAAAATTATGCGCAAAAAAACGATAAAATTATGCGTGAATAATATATATTTCTTATATTTGCACTAAATTTAATCTATATATAGTATGGAGAAACAAAATCTCTTATTTTCTGAATCAGATATGCGATCCAGAAAAAGTGCAAATGAGTCACAGATGTATGATGCTGTAAAAGAACTTGCCATTGATATAGTTAATGCTTCGGAAGATGCAATTAGTGATTTAGGTGATTGGAGAAGACAACATCCTATTGCATCTAGACAACGAAACTTTATGGCAACAAATCTCAATTCTTTGTTTATAGAGAATATGATTAAAACTAATCGCTTCCGGGTTATAAATAGAGCGTATCCTTTTAATAACACCTTATTTGAGATTGGGGAAAGTTTGATTTCAGTGAAAAAATTGGATGATAAATTTCGACCTCAATATAATCATTCAATATCATCAAAAAATAATCTTAATCAGAAAACTACTGAAGAAAATGACTTACCATTTATCTTTTTGGGATATCAAACCAATGATCAAGGTAGTAAAATAACTGGTATCTATGTTATTTATCTTTGCGGTAATAAACTATTGTGGAAAATAGATGTTTTAAATATTGCTGAATCATTGCGTGCGTCTAGAAAACTTGTAAATGAGTCTATTCTACATAACGATGTTACCATTGAGGAAGAGGCTGATATTTCAATAAAAACAGGCAAAAAAAAAGTTGCTAATTCAAAATGATTAATGGTTTAAATATTAAATTAGCTCGTGAAAGCCGAGGGATCTCTCAACAAGAATTGATAGATAAACTTGGTATTTCTCAAACTACATTATCTAGATTTGAGAAGGGGAAGCTGACTCCTAACGAGGTGGTTATTAGTGATATTGCTAATGCTTTAGATTATCCTGTTTCATTTTTTTATAAAGATTATCAAATATCTAATCATAGCACTTTATTTTATCGGAAGCGTGCTAGTATGAGGGTTGGAGATTTATCAATTCTTGAAGGGCGGATAATTATTTTGAGCAACGTAATTGATATATTATTAGAATCTATTAATATTCCAGAATTCTCTTTTCCACATATAGAGCCTTCATCTGATAGTTCACCCTCGGATATAGCTTTTAGGGTTAGAAACTATTTTTCTCTTCCATCCGGTCCTGTAGAAAATATAGTTTCTTTTCTTGAAAAAAATGGAGTAATTGTTGTGTTTTTGCATCTTGGATTTGACAAATTTGATGGATTAACTCGCTTTACCTCTTCTAATAGACCTGTAATATGGATAAATGCAAATATGTCAAACGATCGTAAACGATTTACTTTGGCTCATGAATTAGGACATTTAATAATGCATTTACGTTCAGATGATTTGGAAAAATCAGAAGAGGATAAAGAATTGGAAGCAAATGAATTTGCTTCAGAGTTTATGCTGCCACGAATTGAGTGTATAAGGGATTTTAGTAATTTAAAATTTAGAGATTTACCGTCTTTGAAGTATTATTGGAAAATGTCCAAAACTTGTATAATTCGACGTGCTGAAAAACTGGGATGTATTAGTAAAAAAACAAGTCAATATTTTTACATGAATATTGGTAGAGATGGTGAAAGGAAACAAGAAGTTGAATTTGTTCCGATTGACTCTCCTGTATTATTAAAAAAAATGATAGTTGCTCATCTGGACGATTTAGAATATGATATTGATGAGCTTGCTGATATTCTTGGTATTAATAAAAAAGAAATTAGTGAACTTTATTTAGAGCCTAATAAAACTAATAATAGACTGAGAATAGTGATATAA